ACCCAACGTAATCGGAAATAACACGGCTCTGACCGCTGCCAGTGCCGCCAGTAATCCGCACAGTCGCACCGATGTAGATGTCGTCTGTCGCCAGCGCACCCGATCTTAGCGTGATCGTTGTCGACGCACCGGCTTGCGCTGTACCGCTGTCGCCGTCGTGCCAAGTCGCGGCGCTTGCTGTCAAAGTGATTGACCCATCCACCGCGCTCGGTGTTAAGGTCGAAGCTGGCGAGGTCTCTGTCAGCGTGAATGCAAACTTGGGCACAAACCCAAAAGCCAAATCCGACACCGTCCACAGATTGTGATCACTACCGCGCACGATCTTGAGCGGCGTCATCGTTTCCTCAAACAAGAGCAACGTGTCAGCAGATTGCGTATACCAGAGATTAGCAATGCGTGTGCTGGTCACTCCATCGGTGACACCGCTCACACTTGACGACACATCGAGGAAATCGTTGCCCGTGCCGTTGATGTTCGTTACTTGCGTGCCCTCTCGGAAGACATACATGCGCGTGCCACTAAAAAGCAGCATATAGGTCTGCGTCGTCGAGAAAGTGAATGGCACCAATCTAACGCCATTCTCCGGTGTCGCCGCTGCCGGAATCGCAAAGCAAAACTTTAGCCCCGGTCGACGTTCGATTGATCCTTGCGGTTTGCAAATGACATTCCGCGCCCGCTCTAGCGCACTTTCATATTGGCGCAGATCGATACGCCCGCGCAGCTCGGGATTAATCTCACCGACCGCAAAATTGGTTTGGACTTTGATGACCCTCGTCATGCAAGCGTCAGTCTTGTGTCAATAAGTGGGAAATCTTGTATGAACGACGTGCCGCTTCCCATGCCGTCAACCGCAGCCGCTTGGCGGAAGTATCCACCGCGCCCGCCCTCTGCCGCAGTGCCGTAGGCTAGCTTTTCAAAGTACACGGCTTTTTGCGTTTGGTCCGTTACCGGCTCGGCCAAGTGCATTGCCATCACGTACTTCAGCAACTGCACAAAATAGGTCGGCATCTCTGCCTCTAACGGCTGGAATTGATAGTCGATGGTGATGTTTGCTTGATCGGTGAGAATTGCTTTTTCGTATAATTCCCACCCGGCAGTGATCGGGGTTGCACCCACGTCGCTCGAATTAAAAACCGCGCGCGGTATGCCCGTTAAAGAGTCGCTCGGCATGGGGTACGCGAAACTAAATTCGTTGACCGGTGCCGTTGCGGAGCGCGCTAGGTCTTGTTTCTTGATCGACCACGACCACGGGTATTGTATTAACAGACTGTCTCTGGTGTTGGGGTAAAGTTCCGCGCAGAGATTTGCGGCGGTGGTGCCGTCTGCAAATGAAGAAATCGCAGCCTCACCAAGTAGCTGGAGGCTGTGCGAGCAGATCGTCACCTCGGTGTCGTTCGTTGCCATTTTTTATCCCAAAGGTGGGGGACTGGTGGAAGAGCCAGCCCCCCAAGGGTTTACCAACGGCGAGCCGCTGGCGGTGGGATTAATCGGAGTCGGTAGCCGTAATGGTGAGACCATCGACGGTGTCGACAACGCCGCTCGCGTTCGCATTAACATACGACCATGTCAGCACCGGAGTGCCGCCAGTCGCCGAGGCGACGAGGATAACGTCGTTGACCTTTAAAAGATCAGAGGCGGAGTTAAAGTAGCCCGCCGCTCTCACCACCGATTGAGCATCGGTGCTTGAGTAAGACCATATCTGTGGAGCATTACCGGCTTTGTTTCCGCCACCGATAAGGTTCAGTCCTGTTGCACTATAAGCCATGATTATCTCTCCTAGCTTTCGCGGGCTGTGATTTTGACAATGCCGTCATCATCGACCGCAACTGCGCCAGCGGAAATCATGCAGTTAGTCAGCCATGCCGCTTTTTCGGGGACGTAGTTGATTTCCGTTTTGATGCCGATGCCTTCCGCATATCCAAGCGCACTTTTATGGAACGCAAAGCACGTCCGGTCGGAGCTGCCGTCGACAGCAAGCCCGCCCTCGTCCATGTCACCAAGTACGATGAACTTAAAGCCCATGTACGTGTTGATGCTGCCATCAAGTAAGGCTTTGGCGGCGACATAATCTGCGCTGGTTGCTTGCTCTTCGCTCAACAAATTAGCCAGACCGTTTGCGTGGATGACCATGTAACGGTCAGACGCCGGGACGTTCTTGGTGTTGAGCAATTTCGCGGATTCACGAATTTTAGCGAAGTTAATATTCGTGTTCGATCCGCCGATGCTGTTTGCAACGGTCTGAGGCGACGATGCCGCAGCCAGTGCGTCGAGCTTGATCTGATCCGCGCGGCGTCCGATGGCGTTGGAGACCACTTGCACCAACTCCGACCGCTCGTCGTAGTTGACTTTCTGTTGATCGAAAATGGATGTATATTCCGGCGCTACGAAATCGCTCAAGGTAGCGGTCACGTTTGAGTGCGTGACGTTTAGAGCGCTCACGTTAGTCGATGGAATATGCACGGTCGCTTGACCGGCACCGATTTTTGGAAATTGAACCGTAGAGCCAACGACGCCAGTGCGGGTCCGACAAGTACCAGCGAGTTTTTGCACGCTTTGGTAGGCTTGGTGAACCTCTGCCTCGAAGAGCTTTACGAAATTTGTACTAAGGCTGACAGCCATGATACCTACTCCGGTAAGGTTAAGGGGAATCGTCTGCGGTTAGGGGCGGTATGCCCGGCCTTAGACTTGCGCTAGAGCGCCGCAGACCGTTCCAAATGGAGTAGGGTCGCAAAAACTGAACCACATATTTTTCAATAAGTCAATCCATACCGTTTCGACTTGAGACAAAAAAGACCCGGCACAATGGCCGGGTCAGTTTGCCACGGTGGGCAGGGAGGAAGGGGTTAGCCGATGCCGGGAGAGTGCCCGTCTTTGGCGTAAACAGTCTCGAACATTTTATAGACCTTGTTCCGATATGCCGGATTAGTTTGGTACTCGGGCGAGGCAACCATTTGCTGCAACTCGTCTTGTGTCGGGGTGTCGGCTCCATCGGGTGTTGCATTCACGGGGATCGTTTTCTCACCGTAATACTGGCGCAATCTCGTCAACGCACGAATGCCCGACGCGGTGCCGCCCATCACCTTGAACTCTTCAAAATCGTCTGCCGTCCACACGCCGCGCTCAACTAGACTATTCGCCCATTTCACATGCCCGGCAATGATCTCTTCCGCATTCGGCCCTAGCTGGGCAAGCTCTGCCTCTCGGTCAAACTGCTCTTCAATTGGGTCCGCTTGTTGTGGCGTTTGCTCCATCACCATGCCGACAATGGTCTCGAAATCGTCTTGCGTCAGACCGCGATCTTTGGCGACCTCTCGAAACTTGGATAGCATCGCGTCGTCTTCCGGCACCTTGTCCGCCAAAAACTTTACATCATAATCCTTGTCGCCTTCGGGGATTATGTGTTTCCCATTCCGCAATTTCTTGTACAGCTCTTGCTGGCTCTTCGCTAAATTCTCGTAATCAGCGACGCCGTCGTCCGACCAAAAGCGATCCGGCAACCATTCCGGCTTTTCACCAGATGCCGCCTTGTCGACATGCTCTAATTCTTGTGGCTCTTGCGCCTCGGGCGCTGTCTCAATCTGTGCGCTGTCCAGCAACCCACTCGCTGGTGTCGGCGCGTCTTCCATTTCTTCGCTCATCTTTCTCTTGCTCTCTCCGCTCTGTTGATCAATTCGCGAATAAGTGCATTTTGCCCTTCGCGATAATATCCAAATTCGGAATCATAACCCGGCGACCACGTCGGTTGATTTAGATATGCCCCAAAAAAGTATTGCATCACGCGCTCGCCGTCGTCGCTTTCAAATATCCGCACAAGCGCCCTATCTAACTCGGCGCTCTCTGTTTCAGTTTGTTTCAACGGCAGCGGGCTGTCGGCGTTTACGCCCTCCCACCCCGGTGTCGTGATGTCGACGATATCTGCGGTCATTTCTTTTTCTTTTTTGGGAAGTCTGCCTTCATGTTGGCGTAGGCTTTTGGGCTAATGGTTGATTTGGATTTGGGCCGCGAAGTGCCCGCCTTGCGACGGGCATTGATGTTCGCGTAAAGGCCGCGCTTAGCCATTTATTTCATCTTTTTGGGCATCGTTTTACCCATCATCTTCTTCGCTGGCGTCTTTTTCGGTGGACGCCCGCGTTTACTCCCATACGTTCCCGGACCTTTAGGCATTTGCTGGACCCTCTTGTGGTGGTTGACCCATTTGGCTCTGCATCATCTGCATTGCCATTTGCTCGGCTTGTTGACGCTCTTCTTCCGTTGTCCGCAGATCAAGCGGCACGCCCAATTTATCGGCTACGAAATCACTGACCGCAGCGAAATCAATCATGGCTTGTCCGACCGGGCCAAACTGCGACGTGATCCCAATCCACTGGAGAACGTCTTGCACTTCGGTCATGTTTTGCGCTTGAGCGAGCGGTGACACCGGTACGACTTTCACCTCTAGGCCGTTGATGCGAAGCGGCAGCGTGATCAGACCTTGCTCGTCCATGATGGACATTGAACGGCGCACCAATGGGACCATGGTCTCGGTTATGAGACGACCGAAGGCACTCCCTAGATTGGTACTCAGCTCACGCATGCGTTCTACGATTTCTGTGGCGCTGCGGGCTGACATATTATCGGGCGGCAAGCTGTCATCAAGCAGTGTGCGGCGGATGTTCATGCGGAGGTCGTTGAGGATAATTTGCGACAATTGCAGATCGCCCGCGCGCGGCAACGGCATTAAGCTCGGACCCGCTGGCCCGCCATTACGCGCGACCGGAATAATTGCGCCCGGCACCACTCGGATCGTCTGTGGATTTAAGACGCCATCATCAACAGCGGTGTATAAGCCGCTAATGGATAGGCTCGCGTTTTTGAGCAGTAGCTCCACCGCTTTATTCAACGTCAAAATATCTGCGAGACACGCGATGACTGGACCGCGTCCATAAATTTCACCCGCGATTTTTTGGAATCTGCTTACAATCCACGGGCTACTTTTGAGCGACCTATACACAAGCATCGCGTCGCTGTTTGTGTCTTGGTCACCCTTGTAGCAGATGTAATAGCTATAACTGTTGTCGGCGTTGCGGATCGTGCTTTCTTGCAGATCAACCGGCTTCTGCGGTTCGTCCTCGACAACGCGGCGCAAGGCTTCCGGCAGATCGGCGTCGGGCCATTGCCGCGTGATATTCTCGGCAGCGACGCGCACGCGGCGGTAGACGTTGTCGATGTTACCGCCCGGCCCTTCTTCAAGCGCTACGAGAAACTGCGGAATCGATTGGAAGCGGATCGGCTCCATCTCGTCGCCGCCTTGCACAAGCATCACGCCCGTCCCAACACACAAATCCATCAAGAACTCGCCCATCGCGAGGTCAAAATTCGTCTGGCGGATAATTGAGAAAAATTTGTGCGTGAATTGCTGTAGGCCATCCGCGATTTCTGGTCGCACGTCGTCGGGTATATCTGTGCCCGGCTCCAACACCATCCACTTGCGATCCGGCGGGAACAGTCCCGACTGTATGCGATTAGCAAAACGCTGCACGCCATGCACGGCGGTGCTATCAAATACCGTTGAGCCCTTCTTACGACCGCCTACTTTGCCGTCGTAATAACCGTCGTACATATTCCGCTGGGGTAGCGCATACTCGTAGCACTGCTCATAAAGGTCTCGCCAATTTTCTTTGCGATTCCACGCGGCATTATAGCGCTTGGACAGATCACCGACCGACAGTCTTGCCATTATCCGGGCCCGAGTGTCGTGCTTGTCGGTGTGCTTGGCACACCGCTACCCAGCGCATCACCAGTTATGCCGAGAGGCGTGCCCGAGATTAACGAGCGCCCACGTCGTCGATTACGTCGAGTGGCGGCTCGCCGACGTTGGCTATCTGTTGACTGTTCCGGCTCCGGTGCAGTGGGTTGCGGCACCGGCGCAGGTTCTGGTGGTGGAGTTGGTCGTGAGGAGACGCCGCCCATTATTGTGTGTTCCCGCTGTTCGACCGGCTAAAGTCCGGCCCGAGTGTTTCTTGTGTTGGTACGCCTAGCAATGCGTTGTCGCCATCGTCGGACAACAGTAGCCGCCGACCGGACTGACGGCGGGCGCGTTTGCGTGCGGCGATCTCTTGCTGTGACTGGCGCTCTTTAGTCTCAAGCCGCGCATCTTGCTCTTGCTGGCGGCGGAGCATTTCCGGGTCGGGTCCGGGCGGTGGTGGTGGTGTTTTAGGTTTGCTAAATATTCCGCCCATTTTTGACCCGCGAGAACATAAAAAAATCGTGCTGGTCTGGCCCGTAGCATTTGAGACGACCCTCACGCTCAAACTTTAGCGCTTCCATAAATCGCAGCCCCGGATCGTTTTGAGAATGAACAGTACACTGTAGGCGAACAATGCTTAATTCCTCCACAAAGATGTCGAGCAGGCGTAGGGTCGCCGTATAAAATGGACGCACCACAGACGTAATTGCGGCGTCTGTAAGCATGATTAATTCCGCTGTGCCTTTCCAAAGCGGTACGCAGCCGACAATTACAATCGGTTTGCCCTTATGGCACCCGGCTAACACTGGTCCGAGATCGGCATAGGCGTCGATCACTTTCCCAAAATTGGGTATGTGTTTAAAAAACACGCCATCGGCGGGGCGAAGCGTCATCATCGCTAAGAGTGCCGGATGATACGGAACGATCTGGCAGTCAAAGCGCTCAAGCCCACACGCCTTGGTCAGCGCTGCGTAGTCCTCAAGCAGAGAAGACATCAAAATCCAGCGGTGCTGTCGGCGTATGCATCCATGTCGTCGGTCGCCGGGTCATCCGTTTATGCTCGCCGCCGCCGAGTGTGAGATAACCGAAAGCGTCACCGATGTGCGAGTGTTCGTTTTTATTCGGGACATCTCGGAATCGCTCTTGCCCGGCACCCATTGCGACCCGCGAGAAATGATAGCCGCCAGCGAGTGCTTTGCGCGTGCGGGTGCATTTCTTGTCGATCAATAACCCCGGTCGCTTGTCGATGTAGCGGATCATCGGCGATGCCATCGCCTCGCGGCGGGTCTTCCAGTCGTTGGTCGCTGCCGGGCGAGCTGTCAGTCCCAAGGTCTTGAGATGGTCGAACGCGGTCACCTCGAATATTTGATCACGCTGCATGCCAGCCGGATCGCCCCAGATCAGCACCTCCGCTTTTGGGTATAGCGTCTCAAGTTCTGCCTTCAAGGTATTGCCGAAACGCTCCAGTCCCATGTCAAAGGTGACAAGCTCATGGATGATCCGCCACTGCCCGCTAATGCTGCGCTGCCCGAAGCACGCGGCGGGCGTCAGTCCAAAGTCTAACCCAATCTGTATGGGCAGCGATGGGTCGTACTCCAGCGCGTCGACACTCATGGACTCGTCATCGTATTCCGGCGTGATCGGTTTCCCTTCTTGGACAAATGTATATTCACCCTTTGCATAGCATCTGATCCAATCGAGATGCTTACCGCCGACGAGCTGATCATAATAGCCGTGGGGCAAATTGCTGACGTTCTCCGCGCCGGGGTTTTGCTGCCACCATTTGCCCGCGCTTTGCACGAACCCGTTAAACTCGGGGTTATCCGGCAAGTCCTCGGATGGTGTTTCGATTACGCCACCGGGTTGCTGGTAAAAACTCCACGCATATTCTCCTATAGGTGCCTCACCGCCTTCCGCCAAACGCCACCACCAGTGATCATCCGGCATCGGATTGGAATCCATCCAAATTCCGCGAAAGGGAGTCGCACCCCCGTCCGCTTGCACTGGGTAACGACCGACGCGATGCGTTAAACCGTCAACAATAGCTTTCGGCAGCTCTCGCGCTTCATTGATCCACGCCCCGGTCAATTCAAGCGACAGCAATTTTCGCACGTCTTTTGGCTGATCGAGCGCTAAAAATATCACCTCGCAATCAATTCCGGCAGCACCCTCTCTGCTCGGCAATTTGATGTGATGTGTGATCGGTGGCGACCAGTGCGCGCGACCCCATATATGCTCCGGAAATATTTCCATCCACGTCTTGAGCGTCGTTGTCCGAAGCATCGGGTAGCTGTTCCGCACGACAGCAAACCGCGATCTGCGGATGCCATCACGCGGGCTCGGCTTTTGCTTCACAGCGCGCAACATTATTTCGGCAGCGCATGCGTAGCTCTTGCCAGAGCCGACCGGGCCCATGATGCCGCGCACGAAACTATCATCACGCAGAAATTTCCACACGGTCGGGCTTTTTGAGAAGTCGAGATTTAAATTTGCGGTTGGTTCCATCACAGTCCCTTGAATCTGTCGATTGAGATAAGCGCGACCGGCTCGATGTCTTGGTCATCATTGCGGTCGCGGCGACCACCCATGCCCACCCGAAACTCCGACGCCGATGGTCCCGCGATCTGCGTCCAGCCAATCGCATCAGTCCACTCCACGACCAGCACGACCGGCGTATTCGTTGCGTGATAGAGCATTCGCGATGCCATCACCTTATGCAACGACACCATGTATGCCGGGTATTTTGTGCGCGCGGTTGAGCGACATTTTAACTCGGCAAATCCGACGACCTCACCATCGCGCAGAAAGGCATAATCAACCGCATAGCGGATCGGCAGCTTGCCAAGCTGGCAGCTCCATTTATCGACGAGCTTACCGGCTAATGATTGCTCGGCAAGAAGGCTATTTTTCGTCTGCGGGTGTCTCAGCATTAAGCTCTTCGTAGGTGGTTTCGACAACCTCTGGCCCGACCATTTTGATGCCGACGACAGACGGCGTATTGCTCTCCGGTGGCGGCGCTTCCAACAATCCGGCGGACTTGGCTAGCACGCGCAGCACGCTGATCTTGTCGTGCATCTCCAACTCTAGCGTCGGCTCGCCTTTGTCGCTTTTGGATACGCGGATTTTCTTGATCGCACGGGCGACATGGTCGGGTATTTCGGCAGATGCCTTGACCCGCACGTTTCCAGCTTCGTCCCATGTGATGACATCGGTCAGATTCGCGGATGCGATGTCGAGCAACGCTTGCGACACCGCATCTTTGTTCTCCATGATGACATCGTTTCGACCGCGTAGACGCCTCTCCAGCGCCTTTACGCCGCCAAAACGACCGGTCGGGGAGCGACTACCGGCCACTGCGCGCGATCCTTCGCACTTGCGAGATATATTCTGGCGGTCGGCGGATGCCACAACGCTGCATTTTCGATGATATGCTCTGCGGTGAGCGATTAAATCGCCGCGAAATCTCGTCAACAGAGACGCCGCTTTCGTACATTTTAGCAATAAACGCGACCTCGGTCGGCATATATCGCCCCTTCCGCTGGGCGGGCGCTTCCGCACCCACCCGTAGCCGTTTTAACCACGCCCACATTAGAACGGCATCTCGTCGTTGCTGCCGCGATTTGCACCATCCGGGCGCGGGCGCGGCTCCATCATAATCACCCGCGTCTCGTACTCGCCCTTATCGTTTTTGCTTGGCAAAGGCAGCGCCTCGAACGTGAGATTGAAGCCATTCCCGGACTTATTGGCGAAGGCCACGCCCACTTTCGTCCAATAGGTCTTGCCGTCATTCCCAGCGCGGGGAACCATCAAATCATATCGTTGTGCCATCAGTTTAATTCCTTCCGATGTTTCGTTTTCCGCGATTAAACAACGACGACGCTGCGGATAATCACCGTCGCAAAGTGTAAAAACGGGCGGGCAATGGCGCAGGGAAACACCAAGACCCGCCCAGCATCTGCGGTGAAGAGGCACCACCACGCGAGACCATCCCGCTAGTCTGGTACGCGCAGACGCTATTCATAGAGCTTCAACCAACTGCTTAATGAGCGTGCGAGCATGCCCGGCTCCCACTCGCTTCGTATGCAACTCACCATCAAGCTGAACGCACATCTCGACACCGCCGTCCTCACTTGACCGGGCAAACACCAGCATCGGCGACAGCTCACGACTGCACGACAGACACTTGCCACCGACAGTGCGCGTTGCTGCACCGCACCAGTCGCAGGTGATCATAAGCCACACATCCCGTCGCATTCGTTCTCAAAAAGATTCAACTGCCCACGGTCTTCGATGTTGCGTAGATCGACCTTGTTTAAATCCAACAATGACCGGTGAAGGTAATTTTTTTCCTTATATTTGCCCTTATCCCCTGCGCGTAGGTTCAAATCGAAATCCACCGCGTCAAGCCAACTTACTTGGTCATGGAGCTTCATGTCGCGCCACATCGCGTCATTGTGAAAAGGGCAGCCGACGCACGCGCTTTTGGATAACGTCCGGGCAGGGAAATGCTTGGCAAACCACACTTCACACTGATGCCGGGATATGCGTTGCTCAATAAGCGGCCAACGATTTTGAACCCATTTGTCTCGCGACGGTTTCATTCTCGTCGCCTCGTCCGTTGATATCCCCAACCATTGAACGATTTGGACCCCTTTGGGCGCTCGTTGCCGTGGTCGCAACCCAAGCATCTCCCGTAGCTTTAACCGGATCGGAGCAATCTTATATTCCGCCGTGCATTGGCGACGGCCCATTCCACCGTTTCCCGTAAAAAACGGCATAACCGCAAAGCGCTGTCCGGTGGTGTTAAGGCCCGCCATCACGTCGTCGCGAATATTCCCCGCTGTCACGCGATAGACCGGGAACGGCAACTCACCCTCCAGCCAACTAAGGTGGTCATACACCCCGCGCGGTTCCCACTGGGTATCTGCGAAAATAGCCGCAACGGGCATCGGTGTAAGCTCACCCCTCGCCGCCATAAGCGCCATGACGCTAGACTGGACTCCCGCACCGAGTGAAATAATTTCAAGCGGTTCAGTCACGACCGGCCTCGCAATGGTGGTAATGGCGACTTGGCAATGCGGTACGCTGACGATCGCGTTTGCTGCGCCTTGAGCTGACCTCGACGGGTGCTGGTCGCGTAATCCTCTTCCGATTTGGGCTTGTACTTGGGTATATCGCTCATTTGCCGGGCTCCCGTGGAAATAGGTAATACGTGTCAATAATGTGTGCATAACGTGTATAGAGGTCCGCCTCCGATGCTCGGCAGACGTTGAGATCGTCCACGAATGCGAGGTAGAGACCGAGAGGGGGGAAAAGGGAGAGGGCCAGAATAATGGGAAATATTTTTGTGAGTGCCCCCTCTACGCACGCCGACCCCACCCCCCGGAAGGGGCCTCGCCGTGCCCAGCCGCTACGGGACGTGTACGTGTCTCCGCTGGCAGCATCACCTTTTGATACGGACGTTACGACTTGGGACACCCTACGCATCCGTGAGGAATAAGAGGTTGAGAGGCGCAGACTTCCTTATGTCTCGGCACACCATCAGCGCATAGCGTGCTTCATCCTTCACGATCTCGACGCCCAGCTTCTTCACTGCCTTGGCCCCGGCACGTACAGCGTTCTCATTAATCACGCGCAATTCCCCCGTTATTTGCCCGACCTCGCTCGCGTACCATCGTGCCACCATCTCACCATCAACTAGCTCAACCTCACCCCTTGCATCCCCGTGATTTAATTCACCCCCAGCCTTATCGTCACCGACTGCCTCGCTCTGCATCGGTATGCTCTGCTCATCAACGGGTGGCGGGTCTTGCGTATTCATGGCGTCAATCAGCTCATCCGTATCTAGCCGGTGGTCGTAGATAATGCGGTAGACCGTGCTGTAGATGTGTTTCCACTTTGGGTGGCTCTTGTGCGCTGATACCTTCTCGACATAGCCCAATTCAGCCGCTCGTATCATCGCTGCTTGCACTTGCCTATACGACGTGTTGACCGTCTCTGCGATTGTCTTGAGTGCGGGCCATGCGAAGCCTTGATTGTTAGCGTATGCACAGACAGCTAGCAGTATGTGCAGTTGCTTCTCTGTCAGCCCGATTGCGCCCTTCTTGCCACCGTGTTTCTTGCTGACGAACTTGGCGTCCCAAATCGCCCTCGTCGGTACATACGTGTAAATGCTCGGTGGCCCACCATTCTTCTTCCCAATGGAATGCGGAAGCCCCCGTAAATCCTCTACGGGCGTCGCTGGTGGCTCTTGGCCATCTTTTGGTCCCGATGACACCTTAATCGCTTTGTTCTGCATTTATATCGCCCCCTATCGACTTCTGACACGATTGGCTTCCAAGTAGCTCCTTAAACCCCGCCAACACCTTGGCGCGCTCTTCCGCACTCTCGGCCTTTCTGCTTGGCAAAGGTGCAGTCTGTTTGATCAGCGTGAGCTTGTTCATCGCTGCCCGTGTTCGTTGGTAATTGATGTCTGCATTGATGTGCCGCATGAACGTTCCCACTCGCGGCGGTGTTTTGTACTCATACGTTTCCGCTACTCGTCTCACTGCTCTCTCCAGCACGTCAGCCGGGTACTCTTGCAGTCGTTCGACGTACTCCCTCAAGATCACCTCGTCCTCTGGCAGATTGATGAGCTTGGCACTGTCAGCCAAGATCGTCATCGCTCCGGTCCATCCCGCTGCCATCAACGAGCGTTGCAATTGCGCCTCGACTTCTTTGATCATCTCGTCGGTCGCCCATGTCGGACGATGCGTCTCGTTGTTGAAAGAAATGAGCCGCCTTCTCAAAAGCGTCGGCAGTTCGTCCAATGCGCTCGGCATCGGCTGACTGCTCGGCAATGTGGGTGTGTTCATCTGTCCACCTTTCCTGCGATAGCCACGTTGAGGGATTGCATGTGTATTTCGGATCGGGGTTATATCGAGCCAGCCCCGCCATGATCTCGTCATGGCTGACCGTCTTCACCGCTCGGCTGTAAGCTGTCTTGGCAGCGCCTTTCCCGACCCTCTTCGGATACTGCTGCCAGAAGTCGTCAAATCGATCTATTCGATCTATATTTAATAATGGTTCTTTAACGGTTCTATAAGGGATTGGGTGACGTTTGCGACACCCTTTTTTACCGTCAGCGTCACCCTTATTACCATAAACGTCACCCTTATTACCGTTTGCGTCACCCTTATCGAACTCGTTTTCCGCAATTGGATTCGACGGCAATGCGATGCGATATTCGTTTGTGTTGCCCGGTCCCATTCCACCAGACATCCGCACCAACTCACCAGACTCAATCAACCGGTTTATGTTCGCCATTACCCGGCGTCTACTGACCCGTGCATACCGTGCCAAGCGATCTAGTGAAGGCCACGCAGTACCCGTGCTTTCGTTCATGTGATCAGCAATTGCCAGCATCAACACCAACGCAGTCCCGGTCGCCTCTGACTTCTCCCAAACCTCTGCTATCGCTTTGACGCTCATTCTCCAGTGACCTCCACGATTGCATCATGGATCGCCTCACCGATCGCCTTGCAGATGCCGTCAATGTCGGTGTCTTCATGTCGCTGCGATGTGCTGACCCACACCCCCACCACCTTGCCAAGCAGATCAAATTCAACATGCGTGAACAGCGACCCAAACTTGCTGTCGATCTTCGTGGTAGTTGTCAGCGTGCGGCTCATCGCTTCATCGCCTCGAAACGCTGATACCGCTCATATTCCAGCTCTGCCATTTTAGCGCAGCTCGGGCACGCATCATCACCGCCAATCGTGTACTCGGAATAGTCAGCGGTATACTCATTGACGGCGACAATGACCTCCGGGCGGTAAATCATTCCCGCACCTCTGCATCGAGGGCAGACAGCGTGATCATCACGGCATTCGTCACGTTTTCGCGATCCCACATTGCGGTCCATTTGTGTATGCATCTGTCGTCCTCAAGGATACCGAAATGCTCCAGCCAGTCGCCGACCGGCTTGAGCAAGTTGTCCAGATCGCGACGACGCTTGTCCGGTGGCGCTGCTCTCAACTCGGCATGAACCGGCTCGACTATTGGCAAGCCGCTGTACTGCGCTGTGAGCGATG